CACGATGCCCTTTGTCGTCGCCGACACGCTCGTAGGTTCGGTGCAGATCGCCGTCATTACCGGAACCCTGGCGCAGTGGCGAGACGCCGTTCGCGCGGGGAGCGATCCGTCCGTGGAGTTGCCGGTGCGGCAGTGCTTCAACCGGGTCTACTCCCTTTTCGAGACGGCCGGCTTGAACGTGTGGGCCGACCTCCGTGCCCGGAACGCCTCGGACCAGACGTTCTACCTGGAAGACAAGAGAAATCGGTGAAACCGTCACAACCAGTTTCTCACGCTTTGCAACTCTCTAAGTGAAGCCACGAACCAACGCCCGACTCCGGGTGTGTAAACGCTCTATCTCCGAAAGGCATCCTCTTGAAGCGTCACGACGAAAATGGCATTGCGCTTTACGACGGCGACCTGCGCGACGTGCTTCCCACGTTGCCCGAGTCGTCGGTCGATTTTGTCGTGACTGATCCGCCCTACGGCCTTTCCTTCATGGGACGGGGATGGGACCGCCAAGTCCCTGGGCCGGAGTATTGGGCGGCCATTCTGCGGGTTTGCAAGCCCGGTGCCCTGATGCTGGCCTTTGGCGGCACGCGGACCTGGCATCATCTGGCCTGCGCAATTGAAGACGCCGGCTGGGACATCCGCGACACGCTCATGTGGCTTTACGGCTGCGGTTTTCCCAAGGCGGCCGACGTGGGCAAGATGATCGACAAGGCCAAAGGGGCAGAGCGGAAGGTCATTGGCACCAAGATGGGCCTGCCCGGCTACACCCTCTCGGCCAACAGTGGCGGCGTGAGCTACGGCAAGGGCGTCAGCGGTCACACGGCTGAGGAGCGAATCAAGACCGTCGAGATTACCGCCCCGGCCACCGAGTTGGCCAAGGCGTGGACCGGCTGGGCCGGAGCCCTGAAGCCGGCCTGGGAGCCGATCATCCTGGCCATGAAGCCGATGGACGGCACGATTGCCCAGAACGCCGAGAACTGGGGCGTGGCTGGCTTCCATATCGACGGCTGCCGCATCGGCGAGAACCCCGGCTACAAGTACAACGCCGACCGCAACGGTACGACTTTCCACGGCCAGCAAGGCAACCGCATCAAGCGGACGGCCGAGAAGAACGGTGCCCAATTCATCGAATCCACCAAGGGCCGCTGGCCTGCCAATCTCCTCTTAGACGAGGAAGCAGCGGCTCAACTGGACAACCAGACGGGCACGCTCACCAGCGGCAAACCCAGCGGCAAACGCAAGGGCACGTCCGGCGAGAGCGGCATCTACGGCTCCGACGCCAACCGCGCCGGCAGTGACCTGACGGGCTATGGCGACAGCGGCGGGGCCTCGCGCTTCTTCTACTGCGCCAAGGCCGCCAAGAAGGAAAAGGGGTCGGGCAATGACCACCCCACTGTCAAGCCCCTGGCCCTGATGAAGTACCTGCTCACGCTGCTCTCCACGCCAGACGGCGGCGTGATCCTCGACCCCTTCGCCGGCAGCGGCTCGACTCTCCTGGCCGCGCAAAGCCTGGGCCGACACTGCATCGGCGTCGAACTCGACGCCCACAACTGCGACATCGCAATCTCCCGACTCACGAAACCGAGCAAATAATGGCCATTGAAAAGATCAAGCTAAGAACCACCACCAGCAGCGGTCGCACCGTCCTCAGCCCGGCTGAGATCGACCGCCGTGACGGCCGCATCTTCTTTGTCAAGTCGCCCTTCAGCCTGAAGGACGAAATCAAGGCCATGAAGGGCTCGCGGTGGCACGGCTATGAGGAAGAGAACCCGATCAAGCAATGGTCGGTCGAGGATTGCCAGCGGAACAATTTCCAGCTTGCGCTCATGTGCGGCGAGGATATGTTCGCCTGGTTCGACCGCGACATCATCCGGCACGAGTACCAGCGGCCCCTCATGCCGCACCAGAAGGACTTGACCGACGCTGGCCTGACCTACCACTTCCAACTCTGGGCGGCGGAAATGGGCACGGGCAAGACCCTCTCGGCCCAGGAATTGATTGAGCGATCTGGCGTCCATGATTGGTTCTGGATCGGCCCCAAGACGAGCCTGCCCAACATCAAGCGCGAATTCCGCAAGTGGAAGTTCTCCGCCGAGCAATTCGACATCCAGTACCACACCTACGAAGGTCTGGTCCGCGTGATTGACGAGTGGCCCGAGGGCGTGCCGCCGCCGCACGGCCTGATCTGCGATGAATCCAGCCGCTTGAAGAATTCCACCAGCCAGCGATCGAAGGCCGCCCAACGGCTGGCCGATATGATCCGCGAGAAGTGGGGCGTGGAAGGCGGGTACGTGATTGAGATGTCCGGTACGCCGTCGCCCAAGACGCCCATCGACTGGTGGAGTCAGTGCGAGATTGCATGGCCCGGTTTCCTCCGCGAGGGCAGTGCCAGGGCGATGGAAGCCCGCATGGCTTTCATGGTCGATCAGCAGTACGAGACGGCTTCCTTCAAGAAGCGCACCGGCTGGCGCGACGACGAGAACAAATGCAACCAGTGCGGCGAGACGCGCGAAGAGGGGCCGCATGAACTCGACGGCCTCACCGATCCGGCCGAGTATCATCCCTTCGTGCCCAGCAAGAACGAGGTCGCCTACCTCCACGAGCGGCTCAAGGGCTTGGTGATTATCAAGCACAAGAAAGACTGTCTGAACCTGCCCGAGAAACGCTATCGCCAGATCGTCTGCAAGCCCAGCGCCAGCACCCTCCGTGTGGCCAAGGCCCTTGTGGAAGCGGCCCCAAACGCCGTCACCGGCATGACCCTCCTGCGGGAGTTGAGCGACGGCTTCCAGTACCGTGACGAGAAGCAGGGCATGACCAAATGCACGCACTGCACGGACGGCACGGTGGCCAGTTGGCGCGACCCGGAAGACGGCGACCGCTGCTACCCCGGCACCGACCTGCTGCCGGACGAGGTACTCGCCCGCCTGATCGAAGAGAAGGCACCCTGCCCGGTCTGCGGCGGTTCGATGGAAGTCCACAAGATCGTCCGCATCACCCGCGAGGTCGCCTGTCCCAAGGACGCCGCCCTGCGGATGCTCCTGGACGAATGCGAGGAAACGGGCCGCATCGTGGTCTTCGCCGGCTTCACCGGGTCGGTGGATCGCGTCGTGAACCTGATGAAGCGGGAGAAGTGGTCCGTGGTCCGCTGCGACCAGGGCAACTTCCAAGTCCTGCCGCACGACGATACGGCCGTGGAGGAAGAACCGCTGGACTACTGGGCCAACATTGAGGCCCATCCCCGCGTGGCCTTCGTTGCCAACCCCGAGTCGGGCGGTATGTCCTTGACCCTGGTGGAATCCCGCATGGCGGTCTATTGGAGCAATTCCTGGAAGCCGGAGTACCGGGTCCAGTCGGAGGATCGAATCCACCGTAAGGGCATGGACGAGAACCTGGGTTGCACCATCGTCGATCTGGTCCACCTACCCAGCGACAAGCGTGTGCTCGACGTGATCCGTGCCAACCGCAAGTTGGAATTGATGACGATGGGCGAGTTGATGCAGGACGTTGACTGGAACGACGCCGCTACCCAGGAAGGTGAATTCGAGGAGTACCGAACATGATCCAGGCCACCTACAAATTCACGCTGTACGAAGGCAACTGGAAAGTGACCCCGACCCGCGAGGTCATTATCAACTGCCTGTCCCGCGCGTTCCAAGGCCGCCCTTGGGACACGGTGGACGCAATCCAAGTCAGGCTCCCCGACAACGGCGAGCATGAAGAGGGTGTCTATCACGTTGTCCACGTTGATGTGAGCAGCATGTCGAGTGACGCCGAAACCTTGAGTGACATTCTCCACGAGGCCCTGCTTTGTCGGCTGGTCCCCGAGTACGACAGCCTGCTCGAAGTCGAGCAAGTTGACACCGTTCGCGTTTGAAACCTGTATCCCCTTGCATTTGGAGCCTTGCAACATGAAGTCCGTGATCCTTTCCCTGTGTGCCGTTCTGCTGCTTGCCGGCGCAGCATTTGCCACCAAGCCCAATGCCATCGTGGTCCCCAAACCACCGGCCATTGTCGCCACGGAAGTTCCGGCCATTCCCGCGCCTCCGGTCGCCGCCCCGGATGCTCCGGTTGCTCCGGCCGCCCCGACGCCCGCGAAAATCCTTGCCGATCTGCAAACCGTGAGCGTCCTGGTGAAAGTGGACCACGGCAGCGGCAGCGGTACTCTGGTGACACGCCAAGCCGGCGATGTGACCCGCTCCTACGTCTGGACCGCCGGGCACGTTGTCCGCGAACAGATGAAAAGCGACAAGACTTTTAAGAACGTGACGATCCACCAGGAATTCCGCTACAAGGGCCGCGCGATCGGCTCGTCGGATGTTCAGGCCAAAGTCATTGCCTACAGCGATCCCGAAGAGGGCGAAGACCTTGCCCTACTGGAAATCCTGCAAGACAACTTCCGGCCCGCCACGGTCAGCGCGACGTTCGATCTCACCGCTGATCTGCAAGAGATCGGCACCAAGCTGATCCATGTTGGCTGCACGCAAGGGCTCTACAACTCCGTAAGCTACGGCGTCATTTCGCAGACCGACGTGGACCTGATTAAGACAGGCAAGATGTTCGACCAGACTTCCACAATGGCCTACCCCGGCTCGTCGGGCGGCGGCATGTTCCTGGAAGACGGCAAGTACATGGGAATGCTCACCCGTGGCGGCGGTGCCGGCCTGAACT